TGCTACAGCTACAACATTAGCAGATGCTGATAGGTTTGTCGTAAATGACAATGGAACAATGGTTCAGGTGGCTCTTAGCGACCTAATTACCTACCTTGAAAGCAACTTATCAGTCACAAGTTCCATGATAACAGATGGAACTATTGGAACTGATGACCTAGCTGACAATGCAATCACAGCAGACAAATTGGCTACAGGAGCGGCCTTTGCCTCTGGCATGGTTATGCCATACGCAGGTGCTACTGCGCCTACTGGATGGCTTCTATGTTACGGACAAGCCATTTCTCGTACTGGTAACAATGCTAATCTATTTGCCGCTATAGGCACGACCTATGGTGCAGGGGATAATTCTACCACATTCAACCTACCTGACCTTCGTGGCCGTGTAGTAGCTGGTCAGGATGACATGGGCGGCACATCTGCCAATAGACTAACCTCACCAATCAATGGCGACAATTTAGGTGCATCAGGCGGCTCAGAAAGCCATACGCTGACCACAGCGCAGATGCCATCACACTCACATTCAATGGGGTCAAACTCTCGTGTACAAGTGGGTTTGGATAACGGCACAGTCTACGGTGGCTACTCTCCTACACAGTATGCGACCACAACTTACAGCACACAGAACACTGGTGGCGGTCAGGCGCATAACAATATGCAGCCGACCTTCATTCTAAATTATATCATCAAACTCTAATGAGGTAACGCTATGGCTCAGACTACATTGCCTGTGCGAAACCTTGGCGCAGTGGGGCTTGTAACGGATGTTGATGCCTTCAATCTTCCCATAAACGGTTTCACAAAAGCAAACAATATCAGATTTGATGAAGGCAAAGTAAAACGCTCTGCAATCTTCAGAACAGTGAAAGACAGCCTTGGTTTTAATCCCAGAGGTGCATTTGGTGTCGTTCCTTCAAGTGGGTTCGATACTGTTCTTATGGTCAGTGACAGTTGGAACATCAAAGAATACGCAAATAACTCTATATCCGATAGGTCAGGAAGTATCACTGGTTCTTCTGACCCCCGGCCTTACACATTCACTTCTCTTGCTGATGTTGTGTACATCAACAGGAAAGACAGAGTGCCAGTATTTAGACTGCCCAGCGGTACTAACTTTGCTGATTTGACAAACTGGGATAGCACTTGGAAATGCTCTTCATTACGCAAATACAAAGACCAACTAATCGCTTTGAACCTTACAGAAGGCAGTACAGCCTATCCAAACAGGGTCAGATACTCAGACATCGTTTCCGCTAACTCTATCCCAACCACATGGTCGGCTACTGACACCTCTGCAAGTTCAGGGTTCGTGGATTTAGTCCAGATGGAAACAGAGATAATCGATGGTTTAGAATTGAACCAGAACTTCATCATTTACAGTTCAAGTGAAGTTATAAGTATGGAGTTTGTTGGTGGAACATTTTTGTTTAATTTCCGTAAGTTATTTAGCGAAGATGGAGTAATAAATCAAAATTGCATAGTTGAAGCTGAGGGCAAGCATTTCGTCTTTGGGAACTCTGATTTGTATGTACATGATGGCAATACGAAACAGAGTATTGCAGACGAGAGAATCCGCTCATTTGTATTTAAATCACTAAACGTGAAGAACTCAGATAGATGCTTTGTTCAGCATAATAAAGTGCTGAGTGAAATCTACTTCTGCTACCAGAGTGGCGATGACCAAGCCAATTTTACTAATACTGCAAGATGCAATAGAGCGGCAGTCTACAATTACAAATCAAACTGCTGGAGCATGATGGATTTACCTAATGTCAGTGCTGGTACTACTGCCAATATTGATACAGTCACCACCTATCAAGATGTTACAGAAACCTATGATGAAATAGGCGGGTCTTTCTTTGAACAGGAAGACAGTTTCAATCGTCATACAATTATGGTCGGGCAAGATGATAGCGATAATGGTTTGTCGTCTGATAAAATTTACGCTTTAGACTTAGCAGATTCAGGCTCAAGTTTGGCTCTTGCTGTTGATACAGAAGCAACTAAACCTCCACTTATAGAGAGGGTGGGGCTGGATTTAGATGAAACACGCTCAAGTTTGGACGGCTATAAGGTTGTAACAAGGTTACTGCCTCAAATGTCCACAGAGAACACAGATAATACCAGTGTGACATTTCAGTTTGGGGCGAGTGATATACCATCAGCTTCACCAAACTACGGCTCTACAACAACATTTGATATTGCCACGGATTATAAGGTCGATAGCAGAGCCGCTGGCCGTTATCTTAGCTACAAGCTAACACTGGCAGATGATGATTACAAAGACATCAGTTTTTCTAGTATGGACATCGACATTACCTCTACTGGGAGGGTCTGATGGCGGTCAATGAAAAGCGTAATGTTGTTTTAAACCCATACAACAGGGGCATAACCCCACTCCTTGAGCAAGACTTAAGGAAATACATACAGGATGAGTTGCAAAGAATAGAAACCTCGATCAGGTCGCTAATTACAGCGGGAGTTGAGGTTTTGGATGAACCACCTCTGAACCCAGTGAGAGGAATGGTCAAATACAATATTAGCCCATGGGATGCCATTGGAGATGGAAGCGAAGGTTTGCTTGTTTTTAATGGCAGTTCTTGGGCAAGAATCTAAAAGGAAAAAAATATGGCTTGGGGTCAAATTGCGGCCGCAGTTGCACCTGCCGTTATCGGTGGAATACTAGGCAACAAAGCGGCAAAAGCTGATAGATCAGCAATGTCAGCCGCTAATCAGATGCGGATGATGCCCTACACAGATTCCCGATCTTATGTAACTGATATGTATGAGCGTGGTCAGGGTGCTTTGGATGGCGTACTTGATGCTGGATATTACCAAGGCCAGACTTATGCGGGTCTTGACCCACTTCAGCGGCAAGGCGTGGATTATATGGGTGCAGCTGGTAATATGGCTGGCTCAGACGCAACGAATTTCATGGGATTAGGCCGTGGATTTGCGTCAAACTATCAAGATTTATTCAACCGTGCATCTCAGGACATGCTGGGCAATGCTATCGGTTATGCATCATCCAATGCAGAACCTCTTTTAGCGGCCGCTATGCGTGATCCTTATAGACAGCTTACAGAGCAAACACTTCCCGGCATTGATAGAGCCGCCATGAGTAGTGGCAACTCCAATTCATCAAGGGCAGGGATAGCTGAAGCAATAGCCAATAGAGCCTATGACGATAGAGTTGCTGATACAGCCACAAACATTCAGAACAATTTGATTGACCGTTCATTAAGGTCACAACAGAGCCAGCTTTCAAATATGACAGCGGCAAATAAGAATCTTGCTGGTCTTTATAACCTTGGATTTGGCTTGGCAGGTGACGCTGGTTCAATGCTTAACCAAGCTGGTGGCATCTTGTCGGCAGATGCTCAGGCCAGAATGAATGATGACAGAGCAAGATTTGAAGGAAACCGTGATTTCGACCTCAACACCCTCATTAATTATAATGCTGGCATCTTAGGCAGAACACCTACATCTGTTTCTGGAGTTCAAGCAAATACAGCTAACCCAATGATGGGTGCGCTAAGTGGCGCAATAGCTGGTTTAGGGTTTGGACAAAAGTTTGGCTTAAACCCAATGGATTATTTCACTAGCGGTTCTGGTGGTTATTCATATGGCGCAGGAAACCCCGGCAGTTTTGAGCGTGGCACATTTAGCCCAACACCCAATTATAACTATGGGGGGCTATAATGTACCGAAAATACGATGCTAATGGTAAGTATCTTGGTGATGATCGTGCCTATAAAGACATGGGCTTTGTCACCCAGTTCAACGCTCCAGTAAAATATGTTGACGTTCCAACACCAATGCCACGCCCTGCTTTAGGGGATGTGCAGAATGATGGGGTTTTAACTCAGAACAGACGAAACAATGCAATGCTGGCCATTCCAAAGCGTCCTGATATGAGGATTAGCCTTGCTGATCAGCTTATGAGTATTGGCGGTGCTGGTTTAATGGGTGCAAGAGATGGAGCATTGTCTTCTCTTGGTGGCATGATACAGCAGAAAGACGCATTAGATGAGGTCAACCGTTCTGCAGCACTTGCCCAATATCAAGATGAAATGGCGAGAGTTGAAGCAGAACGCAAAGCTAGGTTTGAACAACAGAAGCAAGATGACCTGATGCGTTACAGGATGGCTAATCTGGAAGCGAAGAACAAACCCAAAGCCGCAAAACCCGATAAAGATTTAGAAAGCGGCATAGCAAGCTATGACCAAGCAATCTCGAAAATGGAGATGGCTCTTTCTGACTTGCGGGGAGGGATGCAACTTACTGGCCTAATTGATGGAACAATTGGAGCATTATGGGATAGGGTTCAGGGAAATCCTGAAGCTACATCACGCCTTTTGTTGCAAGAACTTAAAGTTGATTCTGCACTTCTTACGATTGCTCAGACAAAAGGCGCAATCTCAAACCAAGAAATGAAGCTATTTTTGTCTCCAACACCAGACATTAGATTGGATGACGAAAAGACATGGATAGACTGGATTGATAGAAGGATGGGCTTGGCCAAGACAATTCGTAACAGACTTGTAAACGGCACTTCAGTAGAAGACCCTGCAACAGAAGACCAAGTAAACCAGTTCTCAACCACATCCACGCCACAGTCTAACGGTGGTGGAGAGGTTGCTATTAATAACCCAGAAGACCAAGCGTTGCTGGATAAATATAAAGATTAGGAGTGGAGTATGGCTACTGTAGACCAGCTAATGTCTGCTCTGCGAAAAGCAGATGCGGCAGGAAACACCGCAGATGCTAAACGCCTTGCCGATTTAATCCGACAAAGTACTGCTCCAGTTGATAGGAGTTTCACTTCTGCATTTATGTCAGGAATTGACGCACCGCTAGAAAACATGGCCACAACAGCTAAGGCAGTTGGTCAAGGCGGTATGGCGGATACTCTTAGTGGCCTCACAGATGCCCCAGTTAATTATGAATCTGCTTCAAATAGGTTCATAAACCCACAAAAAGATGACAATCAGCTATTTGGTTACGGTATCGATTATCTGCCCAGAGCATTTGTCGAGCAATTAGGTC